ATGGAGCTTGCCGCTTCACTGCCCTCCGTCCCCTTCGGGGACATCTCCCCCACAACGGGGAGAGGGGCGGTCGCCGCGCGCATCGATACCAAGCCCGCCATTCCGGCGGGCTTTTTTGTTGGAGGACAGTCCATGGCCTGGTCATTGCACCTGCCGTTCGGCGGTGCGCGCGCCCGTTCGCGCGCCGATCGTTCAGAAAGAGCCCTCCAGCCGCCCGAGGGCAAGGCGGGGGCGGGATCGCATCCGGCGGTGCTGGCGGCGCTTGGCGGGGCCACCGGGGCGGCCTGGTCAGGAAGGGGCTATGCGGCGCTTGCCCGCGAAGGCTTCATGAAGAACCCGGTCGCCCACCGCGCGGTGCGGATGATTTCCGAGACGGCGGCCGTCGCGCCCTGGCTTCTGTATGACGGGGCGAACGAACTCGATGCCCATCCGCTGCTCGACCTTCTGCGCCGCCCCAACGCGCAGGCCTCGGGCACGGAGTTTCTCGAAACGCTCTACGGGCATCTCCTGATCGCAGGAAACGCCTGGATCGAGGCGGTGGAGGGGGCGGACGGGCTGATCGGGCTCAATCTGCTCAGGCCCGACCGGGTGCGGGTGATCGAGGGCGCGGATGGCTGGCCGGTGGCGCACGACTATCAGGTGGGGCAGGCGCGGCGGCGTTATCCGGTCGATCCGGTGGCGGGGCGTGGGCTCCTGCACCTCAGGCTCTTCCATCCGCTCGATGACCATGCCGGCTTCCCGCCGCTCGGCGCCGCGCAGATGGCGCTCGACATGCACAACCAGGCGATGACCTGGAACAAGGCACTGCTCGACAATTCGGCCCGACCGTCGGGCGCGCTGGTCTACCAGCCGAAGGACGGCGGCAACCTGACCGAGGAACAGTTCGACCGGCTGAAGGCGCAGCTCGAGGAGGGCTATCAGGGTGCGAGCCGCGCCGGCCGGCCGATGCTGCTCGAAGGCGGGCTCGACTGGAAGGCGATGGGACTGACGCCGAAGGACATGGATTTCTCCGAGGCCCGCAACGGGGCGGCGCGCGACATCGCGCTGGCGCTCGGCGTGCCGCCGATGCTGATCGGCATTCCGGGCGACCTGACCTATGCCAACTATCAGGAGGCCAACCGCGCCTTCTGCCGCCACACGGTGATGCCGCTGGTGGCGCGCACGGCCGAAGCCATGAGCGGCTGGCTGGCCCCCGCCTATGGCGGAAAGCTGCGGCTCTCCTTCGATGCCGACCAGTTGCCGGGACTCGCTTCCGAACGTGAGCAGTTGTGGAAACGGCTCGGCGAGGCGGATTTCCTGACCTCGGACGAGAAGCGGGAAGCCGTGGGATATCAACCGCTTGGCGCGGCCGGCGGAATCACATTCGCAGACAGTTGAATCAGTCTTGCAAGTCAGGATGAGACGAAGGAGCGCGCGATGAGCTCGATCGATCCCGATCCCGCGATGCTGGCCGCGCGGCTGTGCGGCTCGGTGGCGGGCGCGCTGGTGTCGCTGGCCTACCTGATGCCGAAGAGTATGCGCGAGGCTACCGCGCGGGCACTGGCCAGCCTCGCCTCGGGGCTGGTTTTCGGCGCACCCGTCGGGGCGGCGCTGGCCGAGAAATTCGCGATCACGGCGCAGGTCGGGCCGCCGGAGATCCTTTTGATGGGATCGGCGGCGGCGAGCATGAGCGTCTGGTGGATTCTCGGCGCGCTGGTGCGCATCGCCGACAAGGTGGGCCGCGACGACGGCAAGGGCGGCAACAAAACCGGCGGCTGAGCCCGCGCGGCACTTTCACGATCAGCATCGAAAGGACAGACCATGACGACAGGCGCGCGACCGGGCGGCTGGCAGAAGAAGCGTGTCGACCTCGAACTCGACACGGTGGCGGGCGACGGCCGGTTTTCCGGCTATGCGAGCATTTTCGGCGCGGTCGATCTGGGCCGCGACGTGATCGAACCCGGCGCCTTCGCCGAGTGTCTCGGCAGACGCCGGCCGGGCGAGATCCGTATGCTGTTCCAGCACGATCCGGACCAGCCGATCGGCCGCTGGACAAAAATCCGGGAGGACGGACGCGGGCTCTTCGTCGAGGGCAAGCTGGCGCTCGCCACTGTGCGCGGCCGCGAGGTGCACGAACTGATGAAATCGGGCGCCGTCGACGGGCTGTCGATCGGCTTCCGCACGGTACGCGCCTCCCGCAAGGGCGGAGACGGCATCCGCCGCATCCTCTCGGCCGATCTCTGGGAAATCTCCGTCGTCACCTTCCCGATGCAGCCCGGCGCGCGAGTGACCAGCGTCAAGCATCTGGGCGGTCGCGAAATAGCAGGGCGATCCGGCCTCGCGGCTGCGATCCGCAGGGCAGCCCGCGCGGTCGCGTCCCGCCACTGACACTTACCAACCGAAAGGACCAAGGACATGGACATGACGCATGACACGGGCGCTCGCCCGGATGTGAAGGGCCTCGAGACGAAGGGTCGCAAGGAACCGGGTGGCGACCTTGAAACGAAGGTGGCCGACGGCGATATCGCCGCCGCCTTCGACGAGTTCATGGAAACCTTCCAGGATTTCCGCGAGGCCAACGACCGGCGTCTCGACGAGATCGAGCGGCGCGCGGCACCCGATGTGATCTCGGTCGAGAAGGTGGACCGGATCAACCGCGCCATCGACGAGCACAAGCGGGTGCTCGACGACCTGGTCCTGAAGCGCGCCCGGCCGCCGCTCGGCCGTGCCCGCAACGATGGGCCCGGCAACGAGCACAAGGAGGCGTTCTCGGCCTATATCCGTCGCGGCGACGAACACGAGCTGCGCCAGGTGGAAGCCAAGGCGATGTCGATCGGCAGCGACCCGAATGGCGGCTATCTGGTGCCCGACGAACTGGATACCGAGATCGGGCGGAGGCTGACGACGCTCTCGCCGATGCGGGCGATCGCCACCGTCCGGCAGGTCTCGGGCGCGGTGCTGAAGAAGCCCTTCGCGATATCCGGGATGGCGACCGGCTGGGTGGGCGAGACGGATGCGCGGCCTCAGACCAATACGGCGCAGCTGGCCGAGCTGCAGTTTCCGACGATGGAACTCTACGCCATGCCGGCGGCCACCGCCTCGCTGCTCGATGACGCGGCGATCGACGTCGAGGCCTGGATCGCATCGGAAGTGGAGGCAGCCTTCGCCGAACAGGAAGCGGCGGCCTTCATCACCGGCGATGGCGAAAGCCAGCCGCGCGGGCTCGTCGACTATGAGACCATCGCCGACGGGACGTGGGAATGGGGCAAGCTCGGCCATGTGGCGAGCGGCGCTGACGGCGCCTTCGGGACGAGCCCGTCCGACAAGCTGATCGACCTGATCTACGCGCTCAAGGCCGGCTATCGGCAGAACGGGCGCTTCCTGATGAACCGCTCGACCCAGGCCGAGATCCGCAAGTTCAAGGATGCCGACGGCGCCTATCTGTGGATGCCGCCGGCCGCCGCGGGCGGTGAGGCCTCGCTGATGGGCTTTCCGGTGACGGAAGCCGAGGCGATGCCGGACATCGACAGCGATGCGCTGGCGATTGCCTTCGGCGATTTCCGCCGCGGCTATCTCGTCGTCGACCGGGTGGGCGTGCGGGTGCTGCGCGACCCCTATTCGGTCAAGCCCTACGTGCTGTTCTACACCACCAAGCGCGTGGGCGGCGGGGTGCAGAACTTCGAGGCGATCAAGCTGCTGAAATTCGCCGAGGCGTAAGCCGAAAGCAGACAAGCAACCTTCCTCGCGCGATCATGCGCGGGGAGGCCGGGATGCCGTCCCGGACTGTCCGACCTCCCGCATCCGGGGCGGCATCCGTTTTCTCTTTTGACCGGAGTTTTCCATGACCCTGATCCTCACCGGGCCGGCGCTCGGCGAGCCGCTGACGCTCGCCGAAACGAAAGCGCATCTGCGTATCGATACGAGCGACGAGGACGATCTCGTGAGCGGTTTGATTGCGGCTGCCCGCGCCCATTGCGAGGCGGAGACGGGGCTCGCGTTGATGACCCAGAGCTTCCGGCTCTTCCTCGACGACTGGCCGGACATGCCGGTGATTCAGATCCCCAAGTCTCCGGTTGAAGCCATTGATTCCGTGACGGTTTACGATTCCGGCGGCGATCCGGTCGAACTCGACCTGGCCGGAATGACGCTTGACGGACGGGCGCGGCCGGCGCGTCTCCTTCTGCCCGGAAGAGCCACGACGTCACGGCGCATAAACGGCATCGAGATCGACTTCACCGCCGGCTTCGGAACCGCCACCGACATTCCGCCCGAACTCCGCCGCGCCATGCTTCTGCATGTGGCGCTGATGTACGAATTCCGCGGCGCGGTCAGCCCCGCCATGCAGCCGGCCGCCATTCCGCAAGGCTACAGTACGCTGATTTCCCCCTGGATGCGGAGGGCAATCTGATGCGGCTCACTTTCAGGGATCCGGGATGGCTCGACGCGCGGCTGACGTTGGAAGCGCCGGGCGAGACGCCTGACGGCCAGGGCGGGGCGAGTGCGGGCTGGACGACCGTGACCGGTCTCTGGGGCGCGATCAGACCGGTGTCGGTCCGGCACGGCGAGGAGGCGGGCGTTGCCGCGGCCACGCTCACGCATGAGGTGACCATCCGAGCCCGCGACGACATCCTGCGTGGCATGCGGTTTACCTGGCGCGGCCGGGCGCTCGCGATCCGCGCCGTCTCAGATCCGGACGAGAGCGGCGCCTATCTCACCTGCCTGTGCGAGGAGATGGCGCCATGAGTGCGAACGCGCTGCAACGGGCCGTCTTCGAGCGGCTGACGTCCGAGACCGGCGTGAGTGCGCTCGCGGGCGCGGACAGGATTTTCGACGGCCGCCCGGAACGGATTGAGCCACCCTATGTGACCTTCGGCGACTGGCGGATCGAGGACTGGTCCACAGGCACCGAAGACGGCGCAGAACACCGTTTCGAGATCGAGGTCTGGTCCGAGGTGCGTGGCCGGAAGCAGGCAGCGGAACTGGCCGACGCGGTGCGCAAAGCGCTGCACGATGCAGCGCTGACCCTGCCGGGCTTTCATTTGGTCAATCTGCGGCATCTGAGAACCCGGACCGGACGCGATACGAAATCGCGTCACATCCGCGCGCGGCTGGAATTCCGCGCGGTTCTCGAACCAGCCGCATCCTGACATCAAACCCCGAAGGGAGACGCCAATGAGCGCGCAGAAGGGCAAGGATCTGCTTCTCAAGATCGACGACGGTAGCGGCAGCTATGTGACGGTGGCCGGGTTGCGGGCGCGTCGGCTCGCCTTCAACGCGGCCGCCGTCGACGTGACCGACGCCGAATCCGCCGGGCGCTGGCGAGAATTGCTGGCAGGCGCGGGTGTGCAGCGCGCGAGCCTTTCGGGCGGTGGGCTGTTCAAGGACTCCGCAAGCGACGCGCTCGTCCGACAGGTGTTTTTCTCCGGCGAGATCCGCGCCTGGCAGGTGATCATTCCCGATTTCGGGTCCGTCACCGGCCCGTTCCAGATCGTCGCTCTCGAATATGCCGGCCGCCATGACGGCGAGGTCACGTTCGAGATCGCGCTCGAATCCGCCGGCGAACCGGTCTTCGGAGCGGCCTGATGAGTGGTTTCGCGCGTCCGCCCAATCGGTTGCGCGGCGAGGTGACGGCACGGATTGACGGCGAGAGCCGGATCCTCTGCCTGACCCTCGGCGCTCTCGCGCAACTCGAAAGCGCCTATGAGACCGATGGGCTTTCCGCCCTCTGTGCAAGGCTTGGTGCCGGAACCTTCTCTTCCTCCGATCTGATCCGCATTCTGGGCGCCGGACTGAGGGGCGGCGGCAATCTGGCGGATGACGCCGATGTCGCCGCGATGACTTTCGACGGCGGGGTGCCAGAAATGGCGCGGATCGCGGCCGAGCTTCTGGTCGCGGCGTTCGGTGCGGGAGAGGGGCCAAACCCTCCGCCGCCGCAGACGTGACGAAAACACCGGATGCGCAATCTCCCATCCCCTGGGACGCATTGATCGGGTTTGGCCTCGCACGCCTGCGGCTGTCACCACACGACTTCTGGGCGCTTAGCCTCAAGGAACTGACGCTGATGGCTGCGCCGCTTGCACCTTTGCGTGCCCTCGGTCCCGTGCGTTCCGACCTGGAGGCACTCGCACGCCTTTATCCGGATGGAGAACCAGATGGCCGAGAATGACTTCAATTTGCCCGACTACGACATCGAGGCGACCGAGCGCGGGCTTGCCGAACTCGAGCGCCGCGCCAACGCCTTTGGTGCCGCGATGACCGGGGCGCTGCAGAAGGCGGCTGTCGATGGACGCAGTCTCGACGATGTGCTGCGCGGTCTTGCGGCGCGCATGTCGGCAATCGCACTCGACGCCGGGCTGGCGCCCCTCGAAAAGTTGATTTCCGGAGCGGCCTCCAACCTGACGTCCAGCTTGACTTCGGGTTTCGCCAATCTGCTGCCCTTCGAACGCGGTGGCGTGCCGGGGCGGACCATTCCCTTCGCCGACGGCGGCGTGGTCGGCGGGCCGACCTTCTTCCCGATGCCGGGCGGCGACGTGGGGCTGATGGGTGAGGCGGGGTCGGAGGCGATCCTGCCGCTTGCCCGCGGTTCGGACGGACGCCTCGGCGTGGCCGGCGGCGGCATGGGGCAAGCGGTGCAGGTGACTTTCAACGTGACGACGCCGGATGCGGCGAGCTTTCGCAAGTCGGAGGCGCAGGTGACCGCCATGCTGGCTCGTGCTGTCGGCCGCGGCCGGCGTGGACTT